TTGAGTTGTATGATGAGGGTGAAGAAGTAGCGATGAATATGGCCAAGATATGGTGGATAATATATCCACATGCAGGAATCAAAGAAAGAGATTGGATGCATACGATCGATGAGTTGAAGAAGTTTTCAATATTTCAAAAGATACGACGCAAAACTTTTTAGGCTAAGCTTAATTACTAGAGCATGGCGCCTATTAACTATGACAGTGTTACATTCGAGATTGGAGACTTGGTCAAGTTCATAGGATTTAATTATACACCAGATTATTACATACCAGCGGATGAGCTGGAGGCCATGGGAATCATAATAGATGTAGTTACAGTTAAGGGGATTTATATAACGCGTGCATGGATGTACCGGGTATATTGGTTTAAGACTGAGCGTATAACTGAAACGGTCGCTGCGCACCTTCAAATCGCGCGCGGGAGAAATGCGCGATAATATCCTACAGTCCCGGTGCGCATCGGAATTACCGGACTATTTACTGTGTATGGAACTCTTATTAACTCCCTATAAACTTCGTGCACTCATCAGCGAGGAACTTACTCGGTCAGATAAGTCCGAAATTCGCGATATCATTTCTACGGAGCTTGACAAACGTTTTCGCTCTGCAGACTTTAAAAAGCTTTTGGCAGATGAAATTGGTAAAGTTATCAATGATAAGGCAACGAAGGAAGAGATCGGCGAGATAACCAAGAAAGTACTTAAGAAGCTTTATAAGGACATTTCATACCATCACCCCTACATTATCGATCGTATTAAGGTTTAAACTAACACTATGAATTCATTTTTCTATTTTCCATTGATGGGCACCGCTTTATTTGCCTTAATCAATAGCAACGGCCCTTCGACAAACTTTTCTGATAGCAAAGAGCTAAATGAAGTTTGTGATGTTGACTACTCTCGTTTGTCTGCAATTGCACTCTGCAAGATTGACGACCCGGACATGTCTTTCGAAGAAAAGGTACGAATCTGCACGTTGAAGATGCGCGTCACAAACCCGCCACCTAAGCTTTAAGTATTTTATTACATATATAGTATGTGGGTACATACGACTTTAAGATCGGCGATATCTTATACGATACGATTAGTAAGGATATCGGTATTCTTATTGGTCGGTTTGATAACGGCAATGTTATGCGAGAGCATGACTTTTATTTGTGGGTATGGGAAGTTTACTGGACACGTGAGCTTCACCAATTCTATTCGGAAGATGGGCTAAAAAATATGGTGACATCTGAGAGACTAATCCACTTTGGGAGCTTATAGTTGGTTGCACGTGCTAGTTAACGATGTTATACTGACTTTTAAAACAAAAAATTTAGGAAAAAAAATTGGACAGAAAAAATCGCGATTTAACTGATTCAACTTCGGATGTGCCGCCGACCGGGGCGCTTGTGTCTGCAAAAGTGTATGACGTCTCCGGTGCGGAGACTATTGCGAAGGGATTTATTCTTAAAACAATTGTCGGGGTCCAAACTTCGCTTTTCTCGACCCTTTCGATTTACCTCCTTGCTACCCACACTACTGAAACTATTTTTGCTAATCAAATTATAGAGGTTTTGTCTTACCCCGCGTAATTACTTTGTGGGTACCTTTTTCAAAAAAGCAAAAAAACTCTATGCCGGCCTGTGTTACGTGGCTTGGTTCGCAAACATATTTGTTCTTTTGGTGGGCACCGTTCATTCCAATAAAGAGCTTCAAATTCTTGCTTTAATCAATATGATTTTGCTTAGTTTTATTTTATTAAAAGACACAAACGAAAATTCGACATAGTTAGTAATAGGCGGGCGAAGAATTGAAGAACTTAATACTAGCTATTATGTGTTCCCTCGGGTGTGTCACGGATTACGGTATAGTAAAGGGTGGCGAAACAGAGTATGTATACGTCACAGAAACCGAAACAGTCACAGAAACTGTGACCGAAGAGATAGAGGTTCCTGTTTATATAGAAGTAGAAGTTCCTGTTTATATTGATACTGGGTTCGACGACCCTGGACTAATATGGGTAGATTCTTTCACGCAACCAAATACCGTAGATGGAATAGATATTCTTTGGGTTATCGATACTTCAGGCTCGATGCATCGTTTTGATTCACAATTGTTGTTAGGTATTGAAACTATGCTTTTAGCTTTGCCACCAACAAGCTGGCGGTTAGCGATGATTTCTAATGACCCAGCGCGCGCAGTTATGGAAAGCCAATTTCCGCTAGTCCCAGGTGACGATATATTGGATGCAGAGTCAATGTACTCAAGTATGGGCCGCGGCGGCAGAGAAGAGGGTTTTGACTCAGTATATGAGTATATTGTAAATAACCCTTATTCTGCTACGTGGATGAGACCAGATGCAGGTCTCCTGGTAGTATTTCTTTCTGATGAAGAAGAACAGAGTGATGATCACTTTATAGATACTGTTGACTTTATAAATTGGTACAGGAGCCTTCGTGGAGGTTCGGTCTTTATCGCAAGCATTATAAACTTAGATGCAACCGAATCTGTTTGTTTATTCCCTCCTAATCCAATTGATGTTGGTGCGCGCTATATGGATGCTACTAACTCTTTTGGTGGTAACATAATTGATATATGCTCTGATGATTGGACGGCCGGCGTTGCTGACGCTGCATCCTCGTTAGAGCCACATGAATCATGGACTTTAACACATACGGCGGAAGCAGATTCTGTACGTGTGTTTATAAATGGGGTTGTGCAAGACCCCGGGATGACTACGTGGCTTTATTCGCCCACTGATAATACAGTATACTTTTCCACTATTCCGGCCGGCTCTGCATTAGTGGAAATCGGATACAGGTATTATCCCACTACTACACCCACTGACACTGGGCCATAAGGAAAAAAATGAAATACTTAAAACTACTCTTGTTGATGATAATGTCAACGGTAGCATATGCTGCACCTGCCACTGGAACCTACTCGCCAGACAAACCTAATGAGACAATAAGCTCTAGCATGTCTTCTATAGAGACTAAAGTTAGAAGCGCTGCGGTACGAATTACAGTGCCATATACCGGTGGTCATGGCTCGGGCTCATATATTAAATACAAGGATATGCACATTGTGGTTACGGCGCAACATGTGTCAAATGGCGCTCTCGGGGCGAACTATCTTGTTACTTATAAACAAGAATCCCACATCGGAACATTGATTTACTCAGATCCACAAAACGATATAGCTATTTTATATCTTTTAACACCATTCCGTACAATCGAGCCTATGAAATATAATCCTCTCGAAGATGTTGCGGATGTTGGAACCAATATTGTCTATTCTGGATATCCTTCTAGCCACAAATTGATGTCTTTCACCGGAAGGGTGGCAGGATATGCAGATGGAGAAGGAGTTGGAAAACAAATTATTCTACAGACTTACGGATGGTTTGGGTGTTCTGGTTCTATGATTTATACTTTAAAGGGACAACAAGTTGGTGTACTATATGGTGTTGATGTCGAATATTATCCCAATACACAAGTTCAAGAGAACATGATCTGGGTTGTTCCAATTAATCAAGTTAAAATAGAAAAGGCTATTAAGGATTTTTGTTATGGATTCCCTGGCAAAAGACCAAAAGCGTGTAAATGAAATATAACTGGAATAAGTTTATTACAGAAGGTGAACTAAAAGCCGTAGGAATTGTTGCTTGTTTAAATAATAAGCAACAATTTTTGGTTATTAGGCGTTCAGATATCGATAGGCGAGCTGGCCAGTGGACCCTTCCTGGTGGGCATATCGATGAATTTGATGGTTCTATTGAAGCGGGGGCTGTCCGAGAGTTAGATGAAGAAGCAGGGTTAAGGTGTTCTATCTCTGATTTACAATATCTGGGGGAACCCAAGGAAGGGAAACACTATTTTTTGACTTTAAAATGGGATGGAGAGGTTAATGTAGACAAACCAAACCCTAAAACCGGCGATATTGAGCACGATGATTACCGATGGTCAACTATTAATGAGATAAAAGACATAGCTAATACCAAAATTCCGATCTATTTATTGGAGAAAGCTTTGGAGATGTCTAAAAATGAAACTGATTCTTGAAAATTGGCGATTATTTACCGAGTCGCATACGAAAGAACACGAAGAAGAACTTAAAACCATTGTTGGCGAGCTTGAAAAAGCCTCAGAGATGCATGCCGGCCAAGCAAAACGTATTCAGCAGATGCTTGATGAAACCGATGATGATAAGTTAGAAGAAGGTGAGGGGAAAAATTGTGGATGTGGACAAGATCCTTGTAAAACTTATGGGGTTCAGGTAAAGATTGGCGAAGATGAACTCGAAGAAAAGAAAAAACCAGGACTTTGGGCAAATATTGCCGCAAAGAAGAAAAGAATAAAAGCTGGTTCGGGAGAAAAGAAGGCAAAGCCCGGAGATAAAGATTA